TCGTTTCGCCACGATGGCTTCCATGTTGCTGGGTCGGCAGTTTCTAGTTCGGCAAGCAAGCGTACTCTTACGCCCTCAACGAGTTCATCAAGTTTTTCTTGTTTTACTTCTTCGTTGCTACCCTTGCTGGCGAAACCAAACGGTTCATCCTGACCCTCTTCATCAGCATCTGGGACATCAAATCCCCACATCTTCCAGTACTTGTCAAGAATTGCATCAAATGCTTTGGCGCCTTTGCCATCCTCTGGATAAGAGCCACGATCAACACGTTCTTTTTCTCTCTGTTTTTCTCGCTCGCGGCGATACTCTGCATCGTCTGGTCGGGAACCCAGTCGGCCACCGCGTCCACGTTCTGCTGGTCTTTCATCTCCGCCCGATGCGAGTCCATCAAATGTGGCGTAACCACCTGCAGACCTTTCGTTTTCTTCATCTACTATAGATTGCAGATCGTCAAGGAATGTTCTATATTTTGGATTTTTATATCCATACTCCATGAGTGCATCTCTAAGTGTTTCAACGACCGAGTCTGGGTCATCAACAACGGTGTTGCTGTCACGCATTGCTGTGTCTCTCTCTTTTTGAGACATTTCTTTCCAGTTCTGCCGTGCGTAATCTCTGAAGTTCACAGAAAGATTGCTGGCATTACCGTAATCATCTGTGTCGTCACCGAGGACATCCAAGAGACCGTTTGTTTCTACACCCGACAAATCACCACGAGCAAATTTCTTAACTTTTGCAACCTCGTCAGAACGGCGCTTTCTTTCAGCATCGGTTCGTAACTTCGTGGCTGCTCTTCTTTCACCAAGTTTTACATCACGCAATTCAAGCAATTTGTCCACAAACTGCTCAATGGTGAGTTCGTCGTTGTCGGCAAGGAAATCGTTTTTCTCTTCGTCGCTGAGACGATCCCAACCATTCAATGCTTCGTATGCCTTTTCATGGGAACGCAGTGATGGCTGTTTGTCACCACCTCTCCAACCATCACGACGAGCAACTTCCATCAATACTTCTGTGGTCGTGAACGGATCTTTACCACTAGATGCAAAGCCTGGGACGGGAGCATCTTCGCCGAATTCTTCTATGTACTGCTCAAGGGCTTGGTCAACTGCAGAATCAGCCTGTCTATCAAGGTCGCGCTCTCTTCTTCTTTCGGCAAGTACTTCGGCACTCGGCTCATCGGTTGATCTACTTACTGGCTTCGGCTTGTCGGCCTCTGGAACCATGTCAGCAGGCATCTCTCGTTTTTCTGGCGGAACAAATTCTTGTCCGAATGTTTCAGAGTAGGAAGCGCGACGTTGGAAGTCATGGGACACCTTGAGCAACTCTTCGTCAATCTTTGCTTTCTCTGCCCCTGTGGCTTGCCTGCGAGCGTTTACTAATTTGTTCCCCTCTACGGTGAGGTCGGCTGCCGACATATCCCAATACTTGGCAACACCTTCATTCTCTGGACGCCTATTAGCCAAGAACGCAAGATCCTCACGCGTTTCTGGTTCCATCATTCCCGATGTCAAAGCATCGTTGCGTTGCGCCCGTGTCCAAGTGTTTTTATCCTTAGGCAACTTTGGTGTTGTTTTTGGCTTATCAAGAAGCGAGTCCCCACTGCGCGTGCGACCACGAACATCGGGAAGGTCAAAGCCCGGCTTCTTGATTGGAATGTATGGGCGTTGGAATGTGCTGCCGTCTTGTACGAATCCGTCTCCGTCGCCGTCAAGCGCGTAAGGATTAAATGTTTGTGCAAGGTCACGAACTTTTCCGATTGATTGACCAATCGTTGCGCCAAGTGCCTTCACGGCATTTTGGAGTGCATCAAGTGCATTTGCAGTCAACAGACCATCAATGATGATTCCCTTTGAACTTGGTCGACCAGCCAACTTGTGGTGGCGCAAAACAGGATTCAGATAATCCCTTGCTTCCGACATGTAAGACTCGGGCAACTCAATGAGGTGTGATACATCTGATTTCTCAAATGGCACAGCACCATTGTTGCCAAACAAATTCATCATTTCTTGCTGGTCGTCGTTGCGATATGCGATACCGCCGTTCGGAACCACAACTGGTGCACCGGGCTTCTGCTGAATGTTCTGCATTGGTTGCTGCTGTGGCACCTCGGCCTGATATGGCTCTGGCTTTCCAAACATGTAGAGATTTCCCTCTTTGTGATATGGGAGCCGATACATGGAGGCTTTGCCATCAGATGTGGTGCGTCGGAATACAACAATATTTTCTGTTGCATTCATAACTTCAATTTGTGAACCTGTTCGATCCGTGAGTTCTGCTTGCAGTGCGTTTTTGTCTGGCTGTCCAAGTTCGCGTGACATTCCTTCTGCGAACGGATTGTCAGTGCTTGATTCATCCTGTTGGCCGTTGGGTGCAGCCACAACAACGATTCTTGGCATCTGATCCATCATTGGCATCATCGGCATACCCCCACCCTGCATAGGGATGATTGGCATGTGGCCTTTTTCGTCTGCCTTAATTGAGATTGTTCCGGTCAACTGATTCGCACCATGGAGAACTGGGGACACCTCGTACAGTTCTAATTCTTTTAGAACGTTTGCTTGAAGGTTTGGATCAAATATGGAGTCAATGGTTTTGTATCCGATTGACCACTCTTGGTCTTCGCCAAAAAACGCAACTGTAGCGAATGCTTCTTTCCCTTTTTCGGACTGCAAGTTGAATTGGACTTTTGCATAGAGACCGCCTATACCGGCATTTCGCATTTTGGCAGGCAGGCGAGAATCCCCAACTGCAACCTCAAACATCTCAAGAACTTTTCCGATTGGGTCATTCCATGAATGTCCCCAAACAACTCGTGGCTTTCGTCTCATTAAACTTTTAGCAAAAGCACCAGTTACAACGATGTCGCCAACGGAATCTTTGTTTCCGATTCCAGCGACAAAGCACTCAACTATTCCTTGTGCTTGGTCAACATTTACTTGACCACTATTGCCCGATTTAAAAAGAAGGTTGTCCATCGTCCTGCCTTGTGTGTTGCTTGCTCAGCAATGATAAACCAGTACTAGTGAGGTTTACAGCAACTAATAATATCAATTCAGTAATTACTATATCTAATTACTAAATTGACTCCAGAGCGATGACGTCACGCGAGATGTGATGGCGTATCTGTCCTTGGCATCAAGTTGCGCATAACTTTCAATTAGCGTTTCTTTGAACGAAGCCAACCTTGAATCGTCACCAAAGAAACCGAGGGCAGACTTGATTGCCGTTCCGATGTCTTTTTCAATCTGCTCATTGAGGGTTTGCAGTTGGACGAGGCTTTCGGTGGAGGCGACAACCATGTCTTTCTTGTCTGGCTTGGGGAGTCCAGCTGTTTCAGCGGCATCCTGAATGATGGCGAACAAAACTGGTCTGACATCATCCTCTAACTGTTTCTGCCAAACATCCATGTTGAATACTGACTGAACATCCATTGTTCCAGCCGATAGAGCCTTCTTTGTTTTTGCTCCCATGGATTTCTCCATCACGACCCTCTGTTGACGCTCAATAACCCTCTCAAGTGATCGTCCAAGAATTTCGGACCATCTCTCAATTGATCTTTCAGTGTCAGCCGTCTTGACTTCCATTGGCACTTGACCAATCGGTGCTTCTGCCGCCGTTGCCATTGGAACGTCTGTGGCCCCAGATGGATTTGCCTGCTGCATCGCTGCGGCGATTGCTCCTGCCATCGTGTCTGGCTCTGCGCCTCCCGGTGGGGCTGGTGGTGCCCCTGGTGGTGCCTCAGCACCTGGCATACCTGGTGGCATGGCTTCGCCACCCATTCCGGGAACAGCGCCCTGAGGTGGCCCGCCAGCCATCATTGGTGGCGACTCCATCTTCTTTTTGGTGTTGCCGATAGGCGTGAGGTTTGGATTCATCAACAACGAATCAGCGAGGTCAGAGTCAACAACTTTGCGTCCACTGCCAAGTCGGTATTCGTTGAGACTGATTAAACCACGAGAAAACTCATCACTGAGGTATCTTTCTCGCTCTTGCTTGTAGAGCATCAGCACTGGTACTTCTCTGGTGTCAAAGTCAACGTAATTGACTTCATCTAGTTCGTCTAAAGACCTAGCTATTGGCTCGAGGTGAGGAAGCATTGTTTCCGTCCAGAACACTCGTATTTCGTCAGAAGCGTTTGAGAATGTGCGACCAGAGGCATTTCCAATAACCGTTTCAGGAACACCAAACGAAGCAAGTATTTCTTCTTTGGTTATTTGCCTCATTTGGATGTATGCAGCATCCCGTGGTGAGGCACCGACATCCACGTATTCAGCACCATCGTCTGCGGCGAGTACCGTTGTTTGCCCTGCACGAGACAAGTTCCCTCTGAACCTATTTCTCAGTTCTTCCTTGTCTTCGTCATCAAGGTGTCCGCGAACAACAAGCAAACCACCAGGTCTGCCATCATTCATTAGGAAGTTTCTGTTATAAAGTTTGGCAAAGTTCTCAATCTCAATAGCCACACCAGCCGCTTCCATTGGTGTCATTGAGAGGTACGGATCAAGCGGGTGTGGTCGACGAATCCAAACCACATCCTCTGGTCTCAGCGTGACTATCTGTCCTTGCGGAAGAGATACTTCATAGCCAGAAACAAATTTCTTTGCATCTGGTATTGGAGCAGTTGATTGGGGTGGAAGCAAATTCAAGCCGATGATTCCACCGTCTCGACCTCTCACCTTTTCAATGAAAACACCACGCGTTCCAAGCAACAACTGCGCCGAGATTCTGTACCTAAATATGAAAGCATTTTCGCCAATATTTGATTTCGTGTTCAAAACTTCAAGCAGTGATGACTTTCCCATTTTTTCGTCAGAAAGAATCTGACCGTCTGGGGAATTGTCCTTGCGAAGAATTATGGGTAATCGTGCTTGATTACCAGCAATTACGTCAATACAGCGAGCCACCCAAGTAACGCGTTGCATTCCCTCTCGGTATGCGCGTTCAATGTCCCATGAGTCTTTGTATGACTTTCCAACAAATCCAAGATTTTGAGCAATAGGTGCTCCGGGCCCAACGAGTGCCTTGTTCCCGTTTCCGACAACAGATTTATTTGTGTATGTGTTCCAAGCCATTAATTACTCAAGTCCAAGGAGGAGTCCGACCAGGCCACAACAAACCCCTGCGATTATTAAACCTGCTGGAGGAAAAATTATACCAGCACCTACTGCAGTTAGAATGACAAAGGAAGCCATTAGTATATTAGCAAGGTTTGATCGGTTGCTTAGGAACACTTTTATTTTGTTCATTTAAACCCCCGTTTGGTGATATTACATTTTACGATACAATCAAGCATAGTTGATAGAGGAAGAACGAATGGCAGATTGGCAAAAAGTAATTGATTATCTGGAACCCAAGGCTCCGTCGTATTGTCCAGAAGAGGCTTCGCTAACGCAGAAGGTTTTTTTGCGGTGCTACTCGCTTGAGGCGCTTTTCGGTGGTGCCGCTGGTGGAGGAAAATCATCTGCCCTCCTAATGGCGGCACTTCAGTATGTGGATGTCCCTAACTATTCGGCAATCCTTTTCAGACGCACATTCGCCGACTTGTCACTCCCTGGTGCCCTCATGGACAGATTCCGCCAGTGGATTTCAAACTACGACGATGTCCACTGGAATAACAACAGTTTTATCGCCACGTTTCCCTCTGGGGCGAGAGTCGCATTTGGCTATCTAAACAACACTGGCGACTATCTCAGATATAAAGGTTCGGAATTCCAGTTCATAGGAATGGACGAAGTCACCGAAATTAGAGAAGGCGATTATAGGTATTTGTTTTCTCGACTACGACGACCAGTCAGTGGTGCTCTCTCGGAGGTTCCACTGCGAATGAGGGCAGCCTCAAACCCTGCCCCCAACTGGGTTCGCCAGAGATTCATCGTTGAAGGGAAAACCGAAAATCGGATATTTGTACCGTCCCTTTTGACCGATAACCCAGGAATTGATGCTGCATCATACCGTCGATCCCTGCAGGCCCTAGACCCCCTTGAGAGGCGACGACTTGAGGAAGGCGACTGGTGGGCGACAACCCTTGGTTCGCTATTTGACAGAACGTCTTTTGTCGTGGTTGACCAGCACGAAATACCCCTAGTGACCAGCTCGGCGCGGGCTGTGCGCTTTTGGGACTTGGCGGCAACGGAACCAAGCCAGTCCAACCCCAATCCCGACTGGACCGTTGGAACCCTTATGTTATTTGATAAAGGGGTTGCTTGGATTCTTGATGTCAAGAGGGCCAGGGTAAAGGGCGAGAAGGTTGAAAACCTGATTCGGCAGACAGCCATAGAGGATGGGACGAGTGTGGCAATTCGGATGGAACAAGAGCCAGGGTCGTCCGGCAAGGCTCTTATTGACCAATATGCCCGATATGTGCTTTCTGGGTATGATTTTGTTGGGATTAGGTCAACTGGCGACAAGGTGACTAGGGCTCGCCCGTTCGCCGCGGCGGCAGCAAATGGCAATATCAGGGTTCTACGAGCTCCTTGGCTGACCGACTGGCTAGACGAG